GCTTGTACAACTCCTGCATCTACAAAATAAGGTGCTGTTTCTTCCATTCCCTCCATTGTTAAGGTAAAGCCTGAAAGATCGCCTGCTGCTGCTCCTGTGACTATTGTGCCACCTGTAACCTCCATGCCATTCTCCAGACCACAAAGGAATACATTTCCATAATAGTCTTCAACACAAACGACAGGTCTTGCGACTGCAATTAATTGTATTTCATTTTTAGTTGCATTATCTAAATATGTTAATGTCATATTTAAAGTCTGAGTATAAAAAGTTGTTCCATTATCTCTGGAACTTGTAATTGTTGTTTCTAATGAAGAATTCCCTTTTAAATCAAATTGGAAAAAAACTGGAGAGCCTGTAAAGGCATCTATAGTTTGATCTGCATTAATAGTAGCTGCGACAGGAAAATTTGCCATATATACTGTTTTAATGCCTCCAAACGCTGACTTACAAGGTACTGTTCTTCCTGTGGTTAATGAACATGCCATATTATTATTTTATTTTATAAAAAAAGGGTAAGTAGGTAATCCCACCTACCCTATTTTTTTGGTTAATTAATTTTAAGAATAGTAAACTATATCTTCTGAAATACCATATTGAACTGATGCAGTAAATCTCATTATAAATCTACAATTCTGACTTCCATCTATATCTTGCATGTCAATTACCTTAACTTCATTCATGTTGTTAAGAAGACCTGTACCAAAGTATAGGTTGTTTCTTTGAGCTGCGATTATCACATTATTTGACATTCCTGGACATACAAAGATTTTTACACCATTAACACTTAGTGATCCATTGTTCCACCATTGTGTTCCCTGTGCATTTACACCATTTGCTCCTAATCCATTAGCTGCAAAACCTCCTAGAGCTTGTACATATAATTTAGCTACTGAACTTGGAACATATAAGAATAAATCTTCTTTTCCATAAATTGCAGATGGAATGGCATTTACAACCCTACTTAATTCTTGGATCACATTAGCAGCAGTAATTCCACCACCAACAGCAGCCAAATCTTGAGCTGCAGGAATGTTTCCATCAGCAGTTAATAATGTTTCAAAACCATCATACTCTCCTGCATTTGCAGCAACTCCTGTAAAGATAGTTTGCTCTGTTTTTTGAGCAACTTGATTAGCTACATGAGCAATCATAAAGTCACTAAACTTAGGAGGTAGAGATTGTCCCATACCATAACCCATTGATTGAGCTTCCCAGTCATTAATAAAGTCTTTCTTACATAATTGAAGGTTGACTTGTAATTCAGTTGGTTGTATAATTCTCTCTGTTAGAGTTACACTTGAGTTTGGATTAAAGTCACAAGAAGCATCTGAAACTACTGCTCCTGTATCTAATCTTTTAATTACTTCTTTAAAAGCAATGTTTGGTTTTACAGTAAGTCCTCCATCATCTATTGTGGAAGCACTTAATAATGCTGCAGCAATGTACTCTCCTGCAAACTCCCCAGAGTAGGTAGTTGTTATATTTGTTGCAGTTGCTAATTCAATTTTTCTATTATTCATTTTATTAATTTTTAGATTTTTATTTATTATGATTCTGATGCCCAGATTCCTTGTCCACCTATAATATACCATTCTGTTAATGATACTGCTCTAAGTGCAATCCAGTCTCCTTTTTTAGAAGTTGCTTTTGTGTTAATAACATCTTTTCCTGCCACACCTGAAGCATGAAATACTGCTGATGCTTGTGTCATTCCTCCTATAATTTTATTTGTGCTTTTTGGAGATACAACTAAGATGTTGTTTCCATCTGCTCCTGTGTTTCTGAAAAACACTGTGCATCCTAAATTACCTGATGTAATTAGAGGAATACCAATAGTTAATCCATCAACTGCGACATTATGGTCATTCCCTATGTCACCTTCTGAAATATCTCCAGTTGCTGTATAGTAAGATTGACCTACTTGGTTTCTTACATCATCATTTGATAAAAAGTTAAATGTGCTCATTTTTTATTAATTTATTAGTTATTTATTTAATTTACTTAAAACTCTGTCTAGAGTTGTTCTATATTGTCCTTTAGCAAAAACTCTTTGTTCTTTTTCTTGAAATTTAGCTTCTGGACTATGTTTAATTGGTTCTACTGCTGCTTCTGAGAATTCTTCTTTTATAGTTCTAGATTTAGGTTGTCTAGAGGTTTCCATTTCCACTTCTTCCTCATCTTCCATTTTAGATTCTTTGTCTCCTTTTAGATCAGCAATTGCATCTTCAAGGTTTTTAATTCTAATCTCCATACCTTTCCAATCAGCTACATCTGCTTCCTCCTCCATATCTTCTTCTTCTTTTTCCTCTAAATCTTCTGTCTCTTCTTTTTCATAAGCCTCATCTTTTTCTTTTCCTGCATCTTCTTTAGCAGGAACTCCATCAGATGGATCTCTCATATCATCAATAATTCCTTCTTCTTTTACAACAAGTAACTTGCCATCTTCTAAGATATACTCACCTACAGGCATTGCCACTCTTTCATCATCTGTTTTGATAAAAATTTCTTTTCCTTTTTCAAATGAATCAGCTTCTATGATTGTGCCATTCTCTAACTTTTGCTCTTCAAGTTTAACTTCAAGATTTAAAAGTGTTTTAATTTTATTTAGCATTTCATGATTTTTCATAATATATAGTATAACGCGTTTTTATTTTTATTTTGTGTTTTTAACTTATTTTTGTAACAACTCCTATGCCTTGGTTCATAATATCTTGTTGACAACACTCTCTAGAATAGGTCAATTTATTTTTACATAAACATGCTCTAGTTGATCCTCTTGGACTACTTCTTGCAGGAATATAATTAGTGATTCTTCTATTCATTATTTATAAGACTTAGCAGCAAAGATTCCATCTCCCAATCTTTTTCCTGAAAAATAGGCATTTCCTCTTAACTCTTTAAAATCTGAATATCCCTCAATATTTACAGGAGAAACCCCTAATTCCTTAGCAGCTTTCTCTGTTCTATCTAATAAGACTTTTCCTGCATCTGTATTTTTAAATATGTCTTGTTGTAATTTTTCTGCTTGATCAGCCATTGTTTCAAACTTATCAATCAAATCTCTTACTCTATCATCCATTTTAATCATTCTTTCTTCTAATGGATCAGCTTTTTTCACTTGACCTCTTAAAGTATTTAATGCTTGTTTAATATCTCCTGCTAAGGATAATTCAACTTTACTTAATTCAGTTTTTTCTTTAGGAAGTTTATTTAATATTTTTCCAAATTTTTCTGGTGTAATCATGATTTTAATATTTCTTTTATTTGATTAATTAATTTTTCATCTTTTGATAATCCAACAGAATCTTTTGGTCTTTCCATTTTATCTGCAAAATATCCTTCTATTGAAAAGCCTTTAACTTTTCCTGTTTTTACATACTCATTCCAGACCTCATCATTATTAACCTTAACAGATCCCATCCAAGTTCCAACAGGAACATTCATTCCATATTTTCTAGACTTATCATATTTCTCATCCTCTACTAACCATGATTCAACTAATGTTAAACCACTTAAAGAATGTTGATGTTCTAGTGTTGTATTGTTTTGATTTCCATTTTTAAGATATAATTGAGATGCTTTTTCTACTGTATCTTTTGAAAAGTAAATGTAATAATCATCTTGATCATCTGAATTTCTAAATATAGGTTTGTTGGGAATCAATAAAGCTCCCATCAAAATTTTCTTGTCTTTGTTTACTTCTGCTAATTTTATCTCATCAGCTTTTAAAGCCACAAAGTCTGCTTCAATAGCAGGGGATTCAACTATTGAAATAGCTTCTATTCCTGCCATCTCTTGATCCTCATCTAATACTAACTCTACTATTCTCATATTATTATAACGCTTTTAATTAATTTATTTGTATTTATAATGTTGCTCCATCAATAATATTCCTGTCTAAACTTTGAGCAGTTGTCACATCACTTGCAACAACAAAAGTTTGAATTGGTTGCTGATTCTGTTGACTTATAACATCTGCTAACTGATTAGAGCCTGATGCAGCTACTGATGTTAAATCTGGAGGAATAGATCCTGCTGCTGCGACAGGTGTTTGAATTTCAGCACCACCACCACCAGAAGCTCCAACTGATGCTGCTGCTTGTTTAGTTGATTTTACTGCACTTTTAACTGCACCAATAATACCAACTGCTTGTGCTACATAACCTATAATCAAAGGTATGTTAGCAGGAAATGGTAATGCACTTGCTGTTTTAGGCACACCTGCTGCACTATCAACAGCTGCACCTGTTGCTTTTACATTAGCTTTAACAACTGTTTGTTTTGCAGCAAATAATGTAGATTTTGCTTCCATTATCATTTCTTTTAAAGCAAGAGCTTGTTTAGCAATTAATATAGCTTTTCCTAATTTACTTTCTGCACCTGCTATTGTAACTAAATCATTAAAAGTTTTTTCTTTCTCTGCTCTTTTCTTTTCTTCAAGTGCTGCTTCTGCTTCTGCAATTTCTGTTTTTCTTTCAAGATTTGTTCTTTCAGATTCTGCATTGAACTCATCCAGAGCAATCTGTGC